AAGGCGTAACCGCCGACCTGACCAAGCTCAACGGAATCTCCTTCCAGGAGTTCTCCGAGCAGTTTCTGGAGACAAAACTTTTCCCCCACCAGCTCAACTGGGTAGACCTGATTGAGGGTAGGGACCCGCGCTGGCTACACCCGGCGATGCAGTACGAGAAGAACAACGAGAACCGAGTACTTATCAATGTTCCCCCGGAGCACGCCAAGTCCACGGTTATCACCATCAACTATGTGACCTACAAAATCGTGACCAACCCGAATGCTCGGGTCATCATCGTCTCGAAGACACAGGGTATGGCTCGCAAGTTCCTCTCAGCTATTAAGACACGACTTTCCCACCCAAACTGGACAAGGATGCAGGTTGCCTTTGGTCCTAACGGTGGCTACAAGGCGGACGCTAACACTTGGTCTGCCGACATGATTTATCTAGGAACGGGTCGAGACTCCGGTGAGAAGGACCCCACAGTTCAGGCCCTGGGATTCGGTTCTCAGATTTACGGTGCACGCGCCGACCTGATTATCCTAGATGATGTGGTGATGAACGCAAATGCCCACGAGTGGGAGAAGCAACTTGAATGGCTTCAGAAAGAAGTTATCACCCGTTTGGGACGGCACGGAAAACTACTAGTAGTAGGAACCCGTGTCGCTCCCGTCGATTTATACAAGATGATACGCGACGGCGACCAGTGGACTGGGGGCAAGTCCCCGTTCACCTACATGTCTATGCCCGCGGTCTTGGAGTTTGACGAGAAACAGATTAACTGGAAAACGCTCTGGCCTAAGACCGACAGACCAGAAAGCGATGTTGACCAACCAGATGAAGACGGCTTATATCCAAAATGGGACGGACCTGCTCTATTTGCCCGTCGCTCTGAAGTCGCTCCTTCGGTATGGGCTATGGTCTACCAGCAAGAGGATGTCCAATCCGACTCCATCTTCGCGCCCACCTGTGTTGCCGGTTCCACTAACGGAATGCGAAAACGCGGACCGCTCAAAGAGGGCGTCGCTGGACACCCAAAGAATGTTGATTCAACTTATACAGTTATAGGACTTGACCCCGCTATGACGGGGGCCACGGCAGCAGTGGTGGCTACGCTCAACAGGGCGGACAACAGGATTTACATCCTCGACTGCGCCAACATGACAGACCCGACGCCAATGAAGATTCGTGCCCTGATTGAAGAATGGGTCGAACGATACCGACCACAGGAACTACGGATTGAAATCAATGCCCACCAAAAAGCGTATGCTCTTGACGATGATTTGCGTAATTGGCTTGCTCAGTACGGCACGCAGCTTAACTCGCACTTCACGGGAAAGAATAAGTGGGATGTCGGTTTCGGAGTTGCTTCGATGGCTTCTCTTTTCGGAACTACCCGCGACGGCAGGTTCCAAGATAACAACATTATCGAGCTTCCTTCGAACGAAGGCTCGGAAGGGCTAAAGGCCCTCACGCAACAACTGATTACATGGAAGCCGGATACCCGCAACCCGACTGATACTGTGATGGCTTTATGGTTTGCCGTCATCCGCATCCGAGAGTTGATGCAACAGTCCAGCAAAATCGGTGGCTACCAGAACAACAGATGGGCCACACGAGCACAGAAGTACTCACGAGGCAGTATCAATCTAGACGAAGCGTTCGCCCAACAGTGGCAAGAAGAATACGGATAGGACCTAAATGGCACTAAACATTGAACAGGTAGCAGCACGAGTCAGTGCTTTGCGCTATCGCGCATCAGACCGTGAGAGTCGCAACCTAGATGTTCTCGCTGTCCGCAAGGGGCAGATTGCTAGTGTCTACCCTGACTTCTTCCCAGAAGGAGTAGATGCGAATGTCGTTGCGAACTTTGTTGACATTGTTGCTCGTGACCTATCCGAAGTCATGGCACCACTACCTGCAGTTAACTGCTCGGCTGCCAACAATACGAAGGACCGCGCTCGCGCTTTTGCTGATAAGCGCACTCGCATTGCGAGCAATTACTTCAATCACTCGGACCTTTCGGTACAGATGTACCAAGGAGCCGACTGCTATGTAACATATGGATTTACCGTCTTCATGGTTGAACTTGACCACGAGGCGGGATTGCCGCGAATCCGCATCGAAAACTCATTAGGGTGCTATCCCGAATTTGACCGATTTGGTCGCTGCGTTGCTATGGCTAAGCGATACATGTTGACTTTAGGCGAACTGGTTTCCCAGTTCCCAGAGTATGAGACCCAACTTCTTGGGGGACTTGGCTACAAGCAAGACTTAAATGCGGAAATCGAAATGGTTCGCTACTGGGATAATGAGCAATCAGTAGTGTACCTACCAACAAAAGACAACATCGTGCTATCACGCGCCGAGAATCCAATCGGACGCATGATGTGTGTTGTCGCCCGTCGCCCATCTATCGATGGTGAGCTACGCGGTCAGTTCGATGACATCCTAGGAATCCAACTTCTACGCAACCGCTTCGCGTTGCTTGCCATGGAAGCTGCAGAGAAGAGCGTTCAAGCTCCTATCGTTCTTCCTCAAGATGTCCAGGAACTACAACTTGGTGGAGATGCTGTCATTCGTACAGCAAACCCAGCAGGAGTTCGTCGCGTTGAGCTGAGCATACCCCAGGGCGCATTCACCGAACAGACTTTGTTACAGCAAGAATTGCGAATTGGTGCGCGTTATCCTGAAGGACGGACAGGAAATATCGACGCATCCATCGTTACTGGCCAGGGTGTACAGGCTCTTATGGGTGCATTCGATACCCAGGTAAAGAGCGCACAGGCGGTATTCGCTAGCGCATTGCGCGATGTGATTAGCATCTGCTTCGAAGTAGATGAGAAGATTTTCTCTGATGAGAAGACAATTCGTGGCGTAGATGCTGGTTCGCCATACGAGATTACCTACAAGCCAAGCAAGGACATCAAGGGTGACTACTCTGCCGATGTTCGCTACGGCATGTTGGCTGGCTTGAACCCAGCACAAGGACTTATCTTTATGCTCCAAGCTCTTGGCGGTGGACTTATCTCCAAGGATTTGGCTATGCGTGAGTTGCCATTCGGCGTAAATGTCACGCAGGAGCAAGAAAAGATTGAGATTGAAAGAATGCGCGATTCACTTCTTGGCGCATTACAGGCCTACACACAGGCTATTCCACAAATGGCAGTTCAGGGTGGGGACCCAACGGATATTGTTCGCAAGGTAGCGGAAGTTATCAAGGCACGACAAAACGGCAAACAAGTCGAAGATGTCATATCCGAGGTATTCGCACCCGAGCAACAAGTTCCTTCCGCTGGTGCTGGCTCTCCGGTTGAGCAACCGTCCCCTGCTCCCGTTCCCCCAGCGGAAGGCGCTCTTCCTGCGCCAGAAGCAGCACCCGCAGGACAGCCCGACATCCAGACGATACTCGCAAGTTTATCTGGAACAGGGGCAACAGGCGGAAGAGCAACGACAGTATCACGACGCAATGTAGGTTAGGAGTAATCATGGCAACACCTCGCAAGAAAAGAGTGAAAACAGTTGCTGATGAGGGTTACTCCAAATTAGAGGAATACTGCATTTGGCTTAACGAGTTTTACAAATCCCTGCGTAAAGCGGGATTCAACAATGACAATGCCTTGTGGTTAATTGCCACCAAAGATGCTTTTCCTGAATGGATTAATGAAGCATCCAAGGAAGATATTCTTCGACACATTGAAGAAGAAGAGGATGACGACTAATGGTTTCTGGCGGATATAGACCCACAGCACCGCAGAACAACACTGGTGTCTCAGCCACAGGTGGCAATGGTTCCAAGGACGGACAACCAAATCGTCCATATACAGGCTTCGGCTACGGCCAGAATCAGGAAATCAACATGCAACAAGCAGGTGCACCAATGGCAAGCGCACAGGGCGAGCAGATTACCCCTGATGTAATGCCACAAGATGTTGCCGACTTGACACTATTATCAGAATCACAACGCGACTACGAACCGATTACTACTGGTGTTGATGCTGGCGCAGGTGCAGGTTCTGAGGTTCTTCCACCACAATACCGCAGCGATTCCCGCAAGGTTGAGAACGAGCAGATTCTTGTTCAGTATTTGCCAGACTTAGTAGAGGCAGCTCGTATTCCTAACGCACCTGATTCATACAAAAACTTTGTTAACTACCTAATCGGGAAGTTAAAGTGAAATGGCTTTACGGTTCTCTCTACGATAATATCGACAAGTTCGCCAACTCGCTTGGCTACGAGAACGCTGGCATAGCAATTACCCTTGCGATGGTTCCATGGAATTCACCAGAAGACCGTGACATATTCATTGAGGCTTTAACTGGACGCACACCCTTGGGAGGCAATAGTGGCATTCTGGGATGACTTCCTAGATAACATCAAGTCTCTCCCCGGCAAAGCAATCGGTGCTCTTGGTGATTATGCTTCCACAGTTGTCGGTGCTGGAGCAAACATCGGTGTGGCTCAAGCCACGAAGACAATGGATATTAATGAAGTTGCTCGTGAGCAGATTGCCAAAAACATTGCATTTGATGTTAAGAAAGATATAGTTAGCACTGACCCGTTGCTTAAAGCAGCAGTTGCTATAACAGATAATGTTATCTCACCATACATAGCTCGGCCAGTATCCACTCTTGGTTTGCTAACCGATGTAGAGTCTCCCTTGTATCAGGAGGGAGAGTATCAAAAAGGCTTCCAACTTAGCGACATCCGACGCGCATATAACCGCAGCGAAGATGTTTCACCGATGCAAGCTCTTACAAAAAGTGATTTAATTCCCTTTGCTGGCGCTTGGTCTAATACTATTCTTAAAACTGGAAACATAGATACAGAGCAAGTAAATCTTTGGAATGATGAAGACATTCAAAAGAACTATGTTGAGAATGCAGTTGGACGCTGGTATACTGGTATCGGTGATTTTGTCGTAGGCAACTACGCTATTGCTGGTGCAATCAAGGGTGCAGCTGGAACTTTACGCGCCGGTGCGCGTGTTTCTGGTTTTTCCACTAAGCAAAAGACAGCAGAGCAATTCGAGCGTGACATCAATGAAGGTCTTCTCTACAAAGAAAGCAATGGAGCGCAGGGAAGAGCCACTGCTTCCGCAGAAGATATTGATGCAATAGCACGAAGCACTGACATTAACTTTATTCTTCCGCGTGCACAACAGTACAGCACAAACGATTTGTTGCCAGATTTACTACTTAAGACATCAGAGCCAGCGGTTGTCCGCGACTTATTGCTTGCAGACAAGGGCTACCTACCAGCACTAGATAGGCTTTCTAAGAGTGCGCCAGATTATCTCTGGGAAATCTCGGACATGAATGCCTATATGTCTTCTCTTTACGCACAAACTGGCAAAGTATTTACACCAGATGAGGTGTCGCTTCAGCGTATCAATGCTGCATTTGATGAGGCAATCAAGCGCAATCCGATTCACGAAAAGATTAAGAACGCATTCCTTACCCCGGAAGGCGAGATTAAACTTGCGGGAAATGAACGATACTTCCCAGCCGAACCTGTAGTAGGAGCACAACAGTTTGGCAGGGCAGCCACACGCGCTCGTGAGGTTGCAGCTGCAGCAAGAGTGCGCGACTTTAGTAAGGTTGGCGGATTTACACAGGTAGTTCTAGGTGGTGGGCTAAAAGCTCCAACCACTATATTGCTTCGCACATTCGGAACCCGTAAGCCAATGGGTATGGTGACATACTCTGGCGCACGCCCTCTGGATGGAGTCGCAGAACTTGATGCTTACTTCGACGACTTTGCTATATTCCGTGATGGAACTAAGCGCATCAACACATCACCGACTGAAAGCGTATCGGCAGCGGACTACCGTACTATGTGGAAGACTCGCTTTGCCGAGGCAAACACATCAGTCGAACGCAATGCTGTAATCGAAGAGTTTAATAATGTATTCGGTGAGCATGTCGCCCGTACATATGGCTATACCAATATGACAAAAGTGCGTGAATTTATTCAAGAACTTAAGTCTGAGATGTATGGATTCCATTCCGCAATAGCTAAGAATGGGTACGCGATGGACCAGTCTGGGCGAAGGATTATTACCGACGCTCAAACACAGCGTCAATTTGCTGAGAGTGCAAGACTACTCCCCTGGAATCTTGTAGAAAAAGAACTTGTCAAGAGTAGTAAAAAGACTGGTAAACGAGTTGCAATAGCCACTAAAGAAAACATTAACGCGCTGTTTGAGATAGGTAATAAATGGTGGACTTTTGATGTTCTTGGCCGACCATCTTATATACCAAAGAATAGCTTGTTTGAGCCAATTCTTAGCGGAACGATGGCTCAGGGCGTATCATTTGTTACGGACAATGCTTACAATGCAGTAAGAAGTTTTACGGCAAACACAAGCAACCGAGTTATGGGTGCTGCATCCAAGATTTACAGGGGCAAAGAACTTGCTACTGTCAACAAAGCTGTTGATGATTTGATGGCCAAACTAAACAATGCCTACGCATTACTAGATGATGTGCATGTACAGTACTCAAAATTTCTCACTGATGAAATGTCTCCATCTGCAAAGAGGCAAAATGGAGCAGCGATTCAACAAGACTTGAACCGCACTCAGAAGCTGGTTGAAGAGATTGAGATTGAAGTAGGCGACGCCTTGCGTCCGCTGGGATTTGATGTTCCCGATGTACCATCCATTGTTAACTTGGACGCTAGAATTGCTTTCTTAGAAAAGAATCTTCCGGCTGCACAAAAAGCAAAACTTGGCTCTGCGATAGCCAATGCCAAGTCTGCTTCCAGCCAAGCCAAGGGAAGCATTTACTCCCTCAGTTCCAGCATTGATGAGATAACGGCAATCAACAAGAATATTGAAAATGTCTACAAAGAAATCAATGACATCATCAAAGACTTGGGAGAATCCAGACTTCAACAAGCCAAGGTTCTTGGCAAGAGTGCTCGGTACAAAGAGCGTGTCTACGGAAACCAGAAAGATTCAGCCCGGTTCATTAATGGTGAATATGTTTCTGTATCTGGATTGTTTGATAAAAATCAATTTGGTACTGCGTACAGACAAGAACTAAGCAACGCAAGAACTACAGAGATTAACTTCTTGGGAGAACTTAAGGTCGGCTCAAAGCAAGCCCTTCTTACCCGCAAGGCTCCCCGTACAATTACCGATATTAATGAACCACAGTACTTTGAAGAATTGGCCTGGGTGGCAAATCGCACTATTCGAGGCGAAGTCTTCATGGACCAGATTCTTGCTGGAGTACCAGAGCAAGAACTCATTCAGTGGGTTCTTAAGAACAGAGCATATGCTAAATCTTTCGGAGTTGAAAGTGTGGAGCAAATCCCTACTTTCGTGCGCGACAAGATTGCCTTGGTTAATCGGTATTTTCCAGATGCAAACGCTCGTCAACTAATCCTTAATAAAGAAGTTACAAGCGTTGAACTCCAAGAAATTCTTGCCACCAAGATGGATAGGTTAATGCCCATCCATCCAAATGATTTTGATTATCTTAATGCTTCAGCACCACGCGGTGCTCAGGGCGTTGCTTGGTTTGATGACCAGTTCTCCCGCGCTGCTGGTTGGGTATGGAAGAAACTTACCGCACCCGAGAATCCAATTCGATGGGCATATGCTGATAACTATTTCAGGGAAACAGTATTCCGTAAAGCTGAGGTTCTTGCCAAGCAGGATATAAAGTTAACCCCTGAAAGAATTAATGCTCTGCGTCAAGCAGCGGCTCGGGAAACAATTAAGGAAACCGAAAGAGTATTTTATACGATTCGTCGGCAGAATAGATTTCTCTTTGCAGCCCGCGTAGCAGTTGCGTTCCCCACATCTTCGATGAATGCTTTGTATCGGTACAGCCGACTAGCCGTAAAGAATCCTCAGCGAATTGGAGGATTCCTTTATTCATACCATGGATTGTTCTCAAACTTTGGTGTAGATAAGTACGGCAATCCCGTGGATGACCCGACGAAGGCAACACATATCGTTGTTCCTGGTACAAAAGAATTAGGTCTTAAGGGTGGACGGGGTATTGAGCTTGGCGCCCGCGGCATCGGCTTTCTACTCAACTATCCAAGCCCTGCAGTGTGGTCTGCTATTCCAGTTGGTCGGATACAAAAGTCTATGCCTAATGTTGAAGAGCAAATGATAGCAATTCTTGGCCAGGAAAGATATGACATGCTTTTCCCTTACGGACCACAAACAAGTCTTAAGGCAGCATTAACTCCGGTTTGGATGCGCGACTTAGTTACTGGTCTATCTAGCGACAAGAACGATAAGAGATGGCGCGACACCTATATGTCTGTATGGGATGTACGCATGGCTCAATTCGAAATGGGTATGGGCCCCGAGCCAACACTTGAGAGCGTGGAGAAAGAAGCCCGTTCGCTCTTCCTTGAAAAAGCTCGCTGGGGATTTGGCTCATTCTTTGGTGTACCTGCAAAGGTTAACTTAAAGCCGTTTTCACTTATTGAAGACTACTACAACATTTTGGTCAATAAGCACAAGCGTGGATTTACCGACGCTAATGGAGTTGTCCACAAGCCACTAAATGACGAGGATGCTGCGAACGCAGCCGAGAAAGAACTTCTTGCACATATCCCCAAGATGCCTGTGGATAGAATCCGATTCAAGGGTAGCAACAGGGTTGCCAACCTTTATCCACAACAAGATGTGTATCAAAGAATATGGCAGGATTTTCCAGACCTAGCAAGTGACTTAGCAAAGCTAGACCCAGAAACAGTTTCTCTTATGACTGCCGACCTAGAGCGCGACCCTGAAAAGTTTAGCACCTCTATCTACAACTTCCTCAATGACCCAAAGACTGAACTTCCCAAGATTGGCATTAAGCTCAATAAGGAACTTCTCAGTCCAGAGGCGATTGAGCAGACCCTGCAGAATAACCGCACCTGGGAAAAGTATGTGGCATTCCGCGATGCACTAGACGCTGAGGCTCGAAAGCGCGACAAGACTTCGTACCGTCAGATTCCCGAATTCGAAGAGGCGTTAGCTGCATACGCAGATGGCGAACTCAAAAAAGAAAATCAAATCTGGTGGGAAAAGAAGGAGTCAGGCGCTGGAGCTGAAGACGCTGCCTTTGTCCAGGCTCAATCTCTGTACAAGATTATCAAGAATGATAAGTTCATAAGCAAGTACGGAGACCACCCATTCTGGCAGGATGTTCAAGACTTTCTAAGCAAGCGCCAAACATTTGCATTTGTGTACATGAACATGCCAGCAAATGACCCACGCAAATCAATGTTAAGAAAAGCGTATCTTCTTGAAACAGACAATGCCTTGGGCACATATCATCCAAGACTCCAACAAATAATCAAGCGATATTTCGACGATGACAATCTGAAAGTTGTAGGTTAAAGTGGCCGAAAAAGATAACACTCCTAAAACTGGCGGGGGCGATAGCCTACTGGTTGACCCAAGCGTTGCTGCTATTATCGCAACATTGCTATCAAGTATTAGCGGTGGTTCTGCCAAGAATGTCGAGTCGACCATAGTCGATGCAGATAAAGTACAGATTAACCCAGCAGCAGCCAGGGCTTTGCTTGATGCTTCAATGGCAGAGATTGGCTTTACTGGAAAACTTTCCCCGAAGGACCTAAACGAGTTTGTAAACCAGTTCAATGCTGAGGCTGCTCGTCAAATAGGGAAGGCTATCCGCACCACCAAGGAAGAGACTACTGGTGGAACAACTCCAGAGGAAGTACGCAAGAATAGAACTCAATCTGTCACCACTAAAATTCTATCCTTCTTTGACCCAAAGCAGTTCGCCCGAGATTATCTCTGGGCAAAGGTTAACTTCAAGAAAGAAGAAGGTCTACCTACTACTGCAACTGAGGTAATTGGCAAGGTCCGCAGTCTTGCTAAAGATTACAACTTGAATATGGTCAGCGATGTTGAGCTTCTCAACGAGGCAAAAAATGTTGCAATGGGCAGGAAGAAACTAGAAGACCTACAGGTAGAGTTTGGCCAAAAGGCTGCCACCTACTATCCGTTGTATTCTGAGCGCATCAAGTTAAATCCTAACGCAACTCTTCGGGAACTCAACCAGCCAGCAATCAACATTCTTGCTAAGACGCTTGAGATTGACCCAACACAGATTAGTTTAGATGACCCGCTGCTAGAGCGATTCGCTCGTCCAGATGGACTTATCGGTAAAGCGCAACAGCCTACCCTTGCCGAACTCCAGATGGCTGCAATGAATGACCCACGATTTGACAAGACATCTACTGCAATCAATATGGGTAGACAATCCGCAATCTCATTTGCCCGAGCGATGGGGTACAACATATAATGGCACCAAAGAAAAAAGCGACTGCCAAAAAACCTACGGCCCAACAAGAGCTTGCTAGTGTGCAGAAGATGCTTGCTGACCTTGACAAGCAAGCGAAGAAGGCCGCAGCAAGTGTAGCCCCTGCCACAGCCCCATCTCAACTACCACCAGCCATTGCTTTAGCTTTAGGTATTCCGCAAGCAGAGGGAACTCCTGGCGGTAGAATCACTCAGCAAGCAGAGCAAGTACAGGCTGCTGCCGAAGTAGCGAAGAATGCTATTCAGGGATTTGCTAAGGCAACAGGAAGTGGTGTGCCATCAGACCTTAGACCAGATATGCCGCCACCCCCACCGGCAACAACTCCCCCTCCAGGGATGAGCGTAACTGGAACTGACGCATTCGATACTTTCCGCAAGACTCTTGCCCTTATCCTTGGCGAGAAAGAAGCTAACAAGGCTTATGTATCTTCTGTATTTAATAGATTCTTTGGGTATCAGAAGCAAGGCGTAGACCAAGATACGGCCCTAAATTTAGTGCTACGCGATGCTCGAGATGACCAAGCACTTGCCCCATTCCGCCAAAGATTCCGTGCAGTTCTTGCTCTGGAAGACATGAAGGCCGGTGGGAAGATTGTCGATGTTCCCACAATCAAAGAGTACATCCAAGCAGAGCAACAGCTAGGCGAGGTTCTCAACCGTGCTGAATTAGGAGACCTGGCAACAGAAGATTTTATTGCAGATGTATTCTCGAAAGGCAAGTCGGTCAAAGAAGCAACAGACATTATCGGCACCGTTCAGAGTCGAGTAAAGAACGCTCCACTTTCAGTAAGACAGCAGTGGCAAGCTCTCTACCCAACAATGACTGATGCTCAAATTACTAAGGCAATTCTTCTCGGACCTGCTGGGGCAGCACAGCTCAAGCGACAAGCAGAAGGTCTTGATGTCCGAGCTGCAGCAGCAGAGGCTAAGAGTCTTATGCCGACTCAGGCCGAGGCGGAGGAATTGGCTTCCAGGGGTTACACCTTTGGAACATCTCTTCAAGGATTCCAGAATATCGCTGGCTTCTTCCCACAGACACAAGTAATTGCAGAGCGATTCAAGCGCCAACCATTCACCGCGCAACAGGCTATGGCCTTCCAGTTCGGTGGAGATGCTGCAGCCAAGAAAGAAATCGAGACCCTGCGTGGTCTTGAGTCAGGATTATTCCAAGCACGAACTGGTGCTTCAGGCACCGCCCTCGGAACGCAAACCAAGGGCATTGTATAGATTCCTGTCAGACCGACCAGCACTGACAGAGTAAAAGACTGGTAGCAGAAGCCGACACAATTCCCCGATTGTGCTTGAGGTCTGCGTAACTACAACGAAAGGGTGGAGTTGCTATGAGCAACAACTACTGGGACGACGAAGACGAAGACGATGTAACCTCAGAAGCACAACTATCTGAAGGCGACTTGATTAAGAAGTTGCGTAAAGCAGAGCGTGCAAAAGAGAAGCGCATCAAAGAACTTACCGAGCAACTAGAGTCGCTCTCCAAGTCGCAGCGGGAAAGAACCGTCAAAGAAATCCTAGACAAGAAGGGTGTCAATCAAAAGGCAGCCCGATTTATCCTCAATGAAGTTACTGATTCCTCGGAAGAGGCAATCAATGCTTGGCTTGAGGAGAATGGTGATTTGTTTGGATTCAACACTGAATCTCAACCTAAGCCTAATGAGGCTAATTTAGCAGCATTAAGACAACAGGACATTATCACCGAAGGTGCAATGACACCTGACAAAATGGAGGATGCAAGTCTGAAGATAGACAGTTTCAGCTCACAAGAAGAGCTTGTTAACTTCCTCCGTTCTCAATCCTAACAGTTCATAGTCACTTGGAGGTGACGATTCAATGGCAACAGTAAACTATACATCTACCTCTTCTTCTTCACTCGGAGGTACCGCTGGTGCTGCTGGTCTAGTTCAGAAGGCGTATGACCGTCTTCTTGAGTTCGCTCTCCGCTCCGAACCACTTATTCGTTCAGTAGCAGACAAGCGTCCAGCGCGTCAGGCAATCCCAGGGTCAACAGTTGTTCTTCAACGCTATGTAGACCTTTCTGTAGCAACCACCGCTCTCACCGAGACCGATGATGTTGATGCAGTATCAATGTCAACCCCGACCTCTGTCACCATTACTCTTAACGAGTACGGTAACTCGGTCCTCGTAACCCGTGCGTTGGAACTCTTCAGCCTTGCTGATGTAGACCCAGCAATCGCAAACATCATTGCGTTCAACCTCGCCGATTCTATCGACACAGTTGCAATGACCACTCTTCGCGGTGGAAGCAATGTTATTTACTCGGGTTCAACCGCAACCTCAACCGCAACCATCACTTCAACTGCAACCCTCACCTCGGCTAATATCCGTCGTGCGGTTGCTAAGCTCCGTGCCAACAAGTCTGTTGCTCGTAAGGGCAGCCTCTACTGGGCTGGTATCCACCCAGAGGTTTCACACGACCTTCGTGCCGAGACTGGTGCTGGCGGATGGCGTTTGCCACACGAGTACAACTCGAACGATGCAATCTGGGCTGGTGAAATTGGTTCATATGAAGGAGCCTATTTCGTTGAGTCCCCTCGTATGTATGTTGCAACTGATGGTGCGTCTTCCATCAAGGTTTACCGCACAATCCTTGCAGGACAACAGGCTATGGCCGAGGCAGTGGCAGAAGAGCCACATGTCGTCATCGGACCTGTCGTTGACCGCTTGATGCGTCACCGCCCAATGGGCTGGTACGGCGTACTTGGCTTCGCACGCTACCGTGAAGAGGCTTTGTACCGCATCGAGTCTGCTTCATCAATTGCTTAATTGATTGACGGTTAGGCAGAGGGTTTCGGCTCTCTGTCTAACAGTAAGTTCATTAAGGAGAACTATGCCAAACTATATCTTTTCAACACCATATGTAGAAGAAGGAATAGTCAGCCAAGAGCGTCTATTCACCTTCCGTAAGCGCCGTGTTGGAAAGTCCGTCATTAAGACAAATGGGACATATTCCGTCGTAAGATTCCCTGTAGACCCTGGTGCACAAAGTTACCAAGAGTTCTATCAGGGTGGCAAGAAGCACATTGTAGATGAGGCAACTAAGACTGCCCTTATCGCAGCAGGAATCGGTATCACCGAATCTAACTTCACAGCAGAGTAGGGACGATGGCAAAGCATTGGGAGTCACACCCCCAATATGTCGAAGGATGCTTCGGGTGCAAGGCACTCACCCTTCAGATGAATGCAGGGGACGCAGTAAGAGATGTGGCTGGCAAGAAGTGGGACTCAGAACTACAGGCCTACAGAGATGCCAGGGCACAGGGCATTCAGCCCGCAGGTACATCAAGACGGCATATCGAAGCAGCCTATGAGGCGTCAGCAAAGCTGAATCGCCCATATGATGCCGATGTAATGCCAAAGGCACAAAACATCACAAAAGGTACAGTCGAAGTAATGAAAGAGATAGGGATGGTCTGATATGCCAAAGGTAAACGGAAAGAAGTTCCCATACACCGCCAAGGGTAAGAAGCAAGCTAAGGCTTACGCAATGGGCGAGAAGATGGAATCCAAGAAGGAAAAAATGATGGAAGCCAAAAAAGGTATGAAGAAGATGGGCAAGAAGAAGTAATGAAGAAGTCAAAGGGTTCCAAGAAGGTCGCCAAGGTTATGCGCGAATTCAAGGCTGGAACACTGCACTCAGGCAAGAAGGGTCCAGTAGTCAAGTCTAAGAAGCAAGCAGTTGCCATTGCCCTCTCTGAGGCAGGAATGGCCAAGAAAAAGAAGAAGAAGTAATGTCGTCGGGTCAGTATAAGAAACATCACGGCTTCAACAAATCGCTCATCAAAAATGGTATGATTGTGCGGATTGACAAGACTGGAAAGATTAAATCTATTACTGACCCAAAGACGGGGAAGGTTATCACCAAATGAAAAAAGACCCACGCCTAGCACGAGCTGGTGTTGCAGGATTCAACAAGCCAAAGCGTACACCAAATCATCCTACCAAGTCACATGTAGTTGTGGCAAAGGAAGGGGAAAAGGTCAAGACGATTCGGTTCGGACAACAGGGTGTCACTGGTGATAAGAAGCCAACCGCCCGCCAGAAATCTTTCAAAGCTCGTCATCGTAAGAATATTGCTAAGGGCAAGATGTCCGCAGCATACTGGGCAGATAAGGTGAAATGGTGAAGAAGAAGGCATTTTGGGACAAAAAGAATCCCAAGAAGAAGTCGACCAAGTTAACTGCAGACCAGAAGGCTGCTGCTAAGGCGAGAGCCAAGGCTGCGGGTAGACCTTACCCGAACCTTGTGGATAACGCTGCCGTACTAAAACAATCCAAGAAAAAATAAATAGAGCAGGGGACAATGAGCAAACAAGATTCTATCGCCCTCGTCTGGTGCGACAATGGAATGGTAGACGGAAAGTTTATGCAAGGCGTGACTGATGTACTACTTAAGTCAGGAATAGAATTCGCTTCCACGCTACGCAGTCAGGGCAACCAAATTGCCCGACAGCGACAAACAGTAATTGACTACTGGTATGACAAGACAGATTTTGAATGGCTCCTATGGGTTGACTCAGATGTGGTCATTAGCCCAGAGAAGTTTAAGTTGCTATGGGATAACAAAGACGCTGAGAAGCGCCCCATAATAACTGGAATATATTTTACCACGGACAACCCAGAGGAACCTCTGATGATTCCGATGCCAACAATCTTCAACTTTATAGTTGGGGATGACGGTGGGTTCGGACTCACTCGGGTTCACCCAATGCCTGTCAACCAGCTTATTAAGGTTGATGCAGCAGGTATGGGCTTTGTGCTTATGCACCGAAGCATAGTACCCAAGGTTCGTGAAGCATCCGTTGAAGGACAAATCTTCATGGAGATGGGCAGAGGAAGCAAGTTTATCGGAGAAGATATTTTCTTCTTCGCTCTCTGTGACAAAGCTGAGATTCCTTTGTATGCCCACACCGGAGCACTTGCTCCGCATATGAAGCGATTCTCATTCGACGAACATTACTACCAAGCATTCTTTGGCAAGCCAAAGGAATCAAAACTTATTACCCCTGAAAAGAAAATCATTAAACCTAGATAGGACACAATATGCCAACTGGTACCGCTGGTAGCACATTCTGTGCGGAGCTGAACCGCCTAGCAAATGGTGGCACATACCCGGCAATGACAGCATTCTTGGACGAACAAGGTGCTGCTAACAAATGGGCCGGAACCAGCGGACTCGGTGTTGTCGCTGCTTTGAATATTAAGGCAGAGGCTGGCCGCCAACCCGATGACTATAAAGGACTATGGGCAGTATGTAACGAGCTTGCCGGAACGACTGGCCAATCGGCCATCAATGCCTTAAGGAGCATGTCTTCATGACAACAACGCTGTCGAACATGATGGACGAGGTAACGATTAGCCTCTCTGGATACACACTCACCCAAGACCGTGCTACTCACTTAGCATCTAATGTAAGCACCACCACATCTTCGATTGCTTCTCCTACTGTCTTAAGTCTTGGTTCGACTGACAACCTTGGCAAGGGCGTAGTAGAGATTGACGAAGAGTTGATGTGGGTTGACTCTTATGACCGACTATCAAACACGGCAACGATTTCCCCTTGGGGTCGTGGGTATCTCGGTACAACTGCAGCGACTCATACCGCTGGAACCAAAGTAACAGTCAGCCCAATCTTCCCACGCTATGTTATCAAGCGGGCAATCAATGACACCATTAATGCCCTTGGTTCTGCGAACCTTCTTGCTATCAAGCAAACCACATTCACATGGAATGCAGCGCAGAGCACTTATGATTTTGATGGTCTAGGAATCCAGAACATCCTCACGATGAGCTGGCAAGAAGTTGGTCCATCACAAGACTGGATTCCCATCCGGCGCTGGACTTTCGACCCGAAGGCTGACACTGCAACTTGGGGCGCATCAGCGCAGACTGTCACCATCGGTGACTTCATTACTCCTGGCCGTACCGTCAAAGTTCTTTACACGGCCAACCCAACTACATTCACAACAAACTCTCAGGATTTTGCTACACAGACTGGACTCCCAGAATCAGCAAAGGATGTTGTTATCTATGGTGCTTGCTACCGACTTCTATCATTCCTTGACCCAGCTCGTGTATCCATGGTAAGCCCACAAGCGGACGAGACAGACGCTCGTCGTCCAATAAGTGCAACAACAAATGCCGTACGACAAATCTTCGCACTTTACAATCAACGCCTCAATGAGGAAGTAAGTGCACAGCAAAGCCAATACCCAGTCCGCGTCCACTACAGCCGATAGGTAGAATATGACAACACGCAAGTACTCATCCCGCTCACAGCAGACAACACTGACCGCAGCAGTTACAGCTAATGCTGGTTCAATTACAGTTCAGTCTGCCACCGTTCTACTTGGTGGAACCACCGTACCTAATGGTACGACATTTACCGTCGTCATCGACCCTGACACAGCACTCGAAGAAATTGTTGATGTTACCGCCGTCTCCGGTACGGCACCTGCGACTCTTACCATCACCCGTGGTGTAGAGAACAATGGAACTGGTTCGGCGCACAGTGCTGGTGCAGTTGTTCGCCACATGGCCATTGGTCGTGACTTCCGTGAAGCTAATCTTCACATCGAAGCAACTGAAGCGTATAACGATGGAACAGGAACACATACTCTTCACGGCATAGCATCGGGCGAAGGTTCCGTAGTGGGAACCGCGAAAGCTCAGACGCTTACCAACAAGACAATCGGTGCTGGAGGTTTGGCATTCGAGGGTGCAACAGATGATTCATTTGAAACAACACTTACTGTGGCAGACCCAACCGCTGACCGCACTATCACCCTTCCAGATGTTAGTGGAAATGTGGTTACTACCGGAGATACTGGAACAGTAACCAACACAATGCTTGCTGGTTCTATTGCCGACACCAAGCTCAATACCATTTCAACTGCTAGTAAAGTAGCGAACTCTGCTACTACTGCTACCAGCGCAAACACGGCGAGCGCAATTGTAGCTCGTGATTCCAGTGGCAATTTTTCTGCCGGAACAATTACTGGTGCTCTTACTGGAAACGCTTCAACTGCAACTACTCTTGCTACCGCGAGAGACTTCCAGATTGTTGGAGATGTAGAGGCTTCTGCCCAGTCCTTCAATGGCTCCGGCAATGTGACTCTCACCACACAAATTGGAACTGGTGTTATCGTCAACGCAGATGTCAATGCTTCTGCTGCTATTGCCTATAGCAAATTAAACCTTGCTGGCTCTATCGTGAATGCTGATGTAGCAACTGGTGCAGCCATTGATAAGACTAAGATTTCTGGAACAGCAATTACTGCTGCAGATACTGGCACTGTCACTTCGACAATGATTGCTAACGATACGATTGTCAATGCTGACATAAACTCAGCAGCAGCAATTGCTTACAGCAAGTTAAATCTTGGTGGAACGATTACCTCGGCTGACTTGGTAGATGGAACAATTGTTAATACCGACATCAGCGCAAGTGCAAACATTGCTCTCAGTAAGTTGGCAACTGACCCACTAGCTCGCGCCAACCACACTGGCACTCAAACCGCAAGCACCATTTCTGACTTTGACACTCAAGTGCGAACCAACCGACTTGACCAGATGACTGCACCTACAGCATCTGTTTCTATGAACAGCCAGAAGCTAACAAACCTAGCTAACCCAACCAGCAACGGTGATGCGGTTTCTCTTGGATACCTAAACAGTCAAAAGGGTGTAGCAAACGGTATTGCTGAACTTGATGGAAACGGCTTGGTGCCAACACATCACTTACCAGCACTGGCAATTTCAGAAACTTCTGTTGTCAATTCCCAGGCAGCAATGCTTGCATTGACCGCACAAGTTGGTGATGTTGCGGTTAGAACAGATGTCAACAAGTCTTTTATTCTTACAGCCACTCCAGCATCCACGCTCGGCAACTGGCAAGAACTTCTTACCCCAACAGATTCAGTTCTTTCTGTTGATGGTAACACTGGTGCTGTTAGCCTTTCAGGAACCTATCTTAACCGCACCACTGGTCAATTGCTTGGCAATCTTGATGCGAATAACTTCAAGGTTACTGGATTGGGAACTCCAACCAACAACGCAGATGCTGCTACCAAAGCATATGTCGATACAGTGGCTGGCTCTGCTGATGCCGCTGCAGCTAGTGCTGCTGCTGCTGCCACAACTTATGACAACTTTGATGACCGCTACCTAGGTGCTAAGTCATCTGCTCCAACCCTAGACAATGACGGCAACACGCTTCTTGTCGGTGCAATCTACTGGAACACAGTAACCAATGCTATGTACGCTTGGACTGGAACCGAGTGGGGAAGCATCTCGTCTACTGCTGATTTGTTCCGCTATCGCTATACAGCCACTGGTGGGGAAACCAGCAAGTCGGGCGTTGACGACAATGGAGTCACACTCTCCTATATTCCTGGCAAAGAGCAGGTTTATCTCAATGGTGTATTGCTAGCTCGTGACTCTGATTATGTAGCAAGCAATGGAACTAGCATCTCATCTCTTGCTGCACTAGCAGCGAATGATGTTCTTGAGATTATCTCGTTCACCTCTTTTGAAATGGCAGATGCTGTTCAGCGTGCGGTGCTAGATGCCAAGGGTGACATCATCGTAGCCTCTGCTGCGGATACCCCAGGCAAACTATCTGTAGGTACTGACGGCTACTTCTTGCAAGCAGACTCGGCACAAGCCCTTGGAGTCAAGTGGGCTGCGGTGTCTGGATACAACGCGCCAACCTTAGGCTCAACCTCTATCGCCTCTGGAGCAACAGTAACAACCATCAATGGTTTGACCAAATTGGTCTCAACAACATACGCATCTCTTGATGCTAACGGATACGAACAAGACATCACGCTCATGAACATCATGGGCGCTTGGTAACGAAAGGTAGTAACTAATGGCTACGACAACTAAAGTGCTCGCCAGAACGGCAGCAGCAACCTCAAGCACCACCCTATACACCACACCATCTGCCACTACTGCAGTAGTTACCAACATTGCTATCTGCAACCCAACGGCAGCCAGCGTCACTGCATCAATCCTATTGAATGACATTGACCTACTTGGTGCAGTTTCTGTTGCAGCAAACTCTACGATTGTCGTAGACCTTAAGCAGGTTCTTCCTGCCACCCAGACAATCAAAGGCTTTGCCTCAAGCACATCTGTAGATTTTCACATTAGCGGAGTGGAGATAGCGTAATGGGATTACAGTCAATTGGCGCAGCCCAACTGGTTGCTGCACAACCTATTGGTACTTCTGCAATTAGGTTTAGCGGTTATTCAAGTGTTGGAGCATATAACTATACAACATCTTTACCAGCAGGAAGTTATTTATTAAATCTTTCTTCTGGAAAAGGAAATACGGAATATGTAATATTTGCTTCATCTAATAATAGGTATTATTATTTTAATAACAATACAACAAATTTGGTTAAACTAACAACAACAGAATCAAATTTTAATATTTCTCAATATGCAATTTATTCAGCAAAACAAGTATTTTCTCCACTAGTTGGTGGAAATTTTTATGCTTCTGTATATGGAAATGGACTTTATGTTCTTGGAGGAAATCATCCATCATTAATTACTTCAACAGATGCTATAACCTGGACAACAAGAAATCCAAATAATTTAGGTCAAGGAATTACAGCATTAACATATGGTAATGGGGTGTATGTTTTAGGAGATAATAATGGTCAAATTCGTACCTCTACTGATGCTATAACTTGGACTTCAAGAACAAATCCTTTGGTTTCTGTTGTTCAAATTAACTGTCTTGCATATGGTAACGGAACATATGTTGCTGCAGCAGGAAATGGAAATTTAATTACTTCAACTGATGCAATAACTTGGGTAACTAGAAACTCTACTTTTGCTGGTTCTGGAATAAATAGTTTAGTATATGGTTCAGTTTGGCTTGCTGCTGGAAACAATGGAATTATTAGAACTTCTACTGATGCCATAACTTGGACAACAAGATTTAGTCAGTTTGGTACAACAGCAATTAATTCTGTAACATATGGCAATGGAACATTTGTTGCCGTTGGTGATGGTGGTACACTTCGTTCATCAACCGATGGTTTTACTTGGACTTCAAGAACAAGTGCAGCGGGAACTAACGCAATGTATTCGGTAACATATAATAATGGACTATTTTTTGCTAGTGGTCTTAACACTTTGTCATCTTCTACAGATGGCATTACTTGGGTTACAAGAAATTCATTATTACCAACTGGCAATACAGGATTAACCATTATGTATGGAAATAGTGTTGTTGTTGGTGCAGTAAGTGATTATGTTTCATCTTCTGCTATTGAAACTCAAATTGCTTTATACGATACCGCTAGTTCTGCAATTCTAAACTAAGGATGATTAATGACTAAATCAAGAACCAATGCAGATAATGCTAATGCCGACATTACGGGCGTAACCGCCGGTACCGGCTTGACTGGTGGTGGCTCTAGTGGTGCTGTCACGGTATCCCTTGATACAACCAGCGCCTATGTCATCCCAACCCAGACTGGCAACAGTGGTAAGTATCTGACTACCAATGGGACTGCAGCGTCCTGGGGTACAATTACAACAGACCCAACACCAACCGTGCTCATGCTCGGCGGAATGTAACTAAGGAGAATAATGCCAACAACATATAAAGTACTGGGGCAGTCAGCGCCAGCAAACACCTCGGAAGCAACACTTTATACTGTTCCTTCCGCCACGCAAACGGTAGTGTCTACGATTGTCGTAAGCAACCTTACCGGAACTGCAGCTAACGCTTCAGTCAACATCTGTGTCAATGGTGCTGCATCATCTAATGCGAACAGTCTACTTAAGACAGCAGCGGTAGATGCTAATGGCAACATTGCGTTCACTCTTGGTATTACTCTTGGTGCTGCGGATGTAATCCGCGTCACATCTGGTACAGCAAATGCCCTATCCTTTCAAGCGTTCGGAAGCGAGATTTCCTAATGGCAATTAGTCGTTCTAAATCTACCCCAGTTGCTGCTCAGCCACTGGGCACATCATCTTTAATATTTGGTGGTCTTGCAAATAATGGTGGATATAACTATACCAGTTCGCTTTCAAGTGGCTCTTATTTGTTGTATTTGAATTCAACAAATACCAGCGCTCTTTATTCAGTAGAGGCACCAAATTCTAGAAGCACTGTTTATATAACACCAGTGTCAAATGGCAACTCCAATGTAATTAGAATTACCACAACAGAATCTAATTTTGGAATAGCACAATATGCGGTATGGACTACTCAAGCAAGCGGTCTTACTGGTTCAATATATGGCTCTGCTGCTGGTAATGGAATTTATATGGTTGGAGCAACTGGTGGACAACTTTCTACTTCTACCGATGGTATTACCTGGACTACAAGAAATGCTGAATTTGGAACAACTGCAATTTACGACATTGCTTTTGGCAATGGAGTTTTTGTAGCAGTTGGTGGTTCTGGTGCAACCGGAGTAGTTAGAACCTCTACAGACGGTATTACTTGGACAAGTAGAACAAACCCACTGCCCGCTGGTGGAAATTTAAGAAGGTGCAAATTTATTGAAGGAAATTTTTATTTATTAAATGAATCACTTTCAAATATCGCAACATCAACAGATGGTATAACTTGGACTACAAGAGATTCAAAACAACTATATCCATATGGAATTGCATATGAAAAATCAATTGGTCTATACATGATATGCAACTTTGGAAACGCCGGGCAATACAGCACCTCAACTGATGGCATTACTTGGACTTCAAGGTCTATCTCTGGTGAAGGTGGTTATTTAACAGCAATGGACGCTGGTAATGGTGTTTTTGTTACCTTTTGGTATGGTTCAAGTGGTTTCTTGAGAACATCAACAAATGGAACTACTTGGACTGCTCAGATTTCTAGCGCTGGTTATCAGTTTAATGAAATTAAATATGCTAATGGAATCTTTGTTGCTGGCGGGACGAACCTTCTTACAACATCTACAAATGGAGTTAGTTGGACTACAAGAAGTACGGCAGGTTTAGTTGCTGCAAATGTAAGAACTATTAGTTTTGGTAATGGTTTATTTATCGCAGGACAAGATTCTGGAAATCTTGTTACAGCGCCAGTGGCAACACAAATTGCTTTATATGCAACTGCTGGAGCAAGACTAAACTAAATAGATAAAGGGGACACATGCAACATGTTAATGTAATTATCGCCACTCCGGGTCATTCTATGATGACCCCATATGTCAAGTCATTACTTGCCTTGACGGATAGACTAAACCAAGAAGGAAAGACTTGGGCTTGGTCTAGCGAGTACTCATCCATGGTATCTGATGCCAGAGAGATGACCCTGAATGGTGATAATCAAAACAGCATTACAGAACAGCGACCCTTCAAAGGTCAACTGACTTACGACACAATCCTGTGGATTGATTCGGATATAGCGTTTAGCCCAGATGATGCAATGAAACTTATCAACTCTGATAAGGACATAATCTCCGGCGCTTACCTTCTCTCTAGCGGAGAAGTAACGGCATACCCAGAGATGCTTAAGGGTGGCTATACCTATGACCAGGTATTAGAAATGAAGGAGCTTACCAAAGTTGCCGGTGTTGGTTTTGGATTCTTGGCTGTCAAGTCGGGAATCTTTGAACAACTTACCCGACCTTGGTTCCAAGCAGCAATGGCTACCACCGAGGATGGATTTACTTTCCCCCTTATGGGCGAGGATTTGTCCTGGTGCAAGCGTGTGACTGACCTTGGTTATGATATATGGTTTGACCCAACAGTAAGAGTCACTCATCACAAGATGATGAAACTTACTTGGGAAGGAATCAGACCCTAATGTATGAACCCTTTAACTATGTCAAGGATGTCTTTGGTGGCACCGAGTACATGGGTAGGGGTTGGCACCAGCACATTGCTGACTCTGTACCTAAGTTCAAGGATTATCTCTCTATCATAATCCCAGGGGTTGTACCGCCTCCGGCTATCTTGTATTCAACAGACAAGAAGATTATCTGCTGGATGCACAATACCCCACAGCAATTTGACCCAGATAAGTTAAGAATCCTACAGAACCCTAAGTTCTTAGAGCGCATCAAGTACTTTGTGGTACCCAGCGAAGAGCACAAGAAACTTACTCTACAGGAAATTACTATAGACCCAGACTTAATTAAGGTAATACCTAATGCCATAGAGCCATTGCGGTATGACTACAACAAGTTTGAGCATCCCAAGGTAGTTAAACTTATCCACACCTCCAGCCCTGATAGAGGGCTTGATGTGTTGCTTAATGCCGTCAGTCTTATTCAAGAAGACTTTAGACTAGAAATCTACAACAAGTTTAATCCAGACACAGACCCACGGCTCCCCAAGTTTGATAGGCGGATTAAGTTCTATGGGTTTACTCCCAAGGACACGGTGCGTGAGGCATATGAGAACTCGCACATCCACGCCTATCCATCTACCTACCCTGAGACATTCTGCATCTCTCAGATAGAAGCGATGAGCGCAGGTTTGCTCTGTGTCACCTCAGACCTTGGTGCAATACCCGAGGTATCTGGTGGCTATACGGCTATGTATCCATATGTAGAAGACCGCATGAAGCACGCAGAGGTATTTGCCGAACATTTGACTAAGGCAATTCAGACAGTAAAGAAACAGAATTGGTTTCCGCAGGAGCAGATAAAGTATGTTAACTCTGAGTTCTCCTGGGCTAAAGCCAAAGAGCGTTGGGTT